GAGGTTTGGCATTGCACGACGAACTAGTGAAATAAGAACTGGATCGTAGTTGCTAATGCCATCGCCGAAACCGGCTGTACCTGTGGCGTTAACTGGTGTGTGTGTACCAGCTTCGCCAAGTAGGCTTTGTGTAGAGTATGCACTGCCTTCGCGAAGGGCGACTTCAGTGTTCTCTAAGAGTTGTGCTGTAACGGCTCGACGATGAGCGTCTGCAATCTTTGGAAGACTACCGTGCTCAAGAATCGGCTGCCATTTCTGCACTAACGAGGAATTAAGGTTCATATTTGCTCTCCTTTTAGTACCTTATAAATTATTTATCTTTTGACAGTCCGTGAAATAGCGCTAGCATATCGTTCCATCAAAGGATCTAATGCAGCCTTTTCTTCTGCTTCATCGAGTGGCTCTTCGTCAACCTTCTGCTCAGTTACGACGCTCTTAGAAGCAAAATATGTTTCCTTGATGATGTCTAATTTCTTAGCAAAATCTTCAAGTGTTTCATATTCAATACCTTCAGCCATTGACTGAAGTTTGTCCTGTTGAGTAACTGTTAGTGATTCGCTGGCGTCAGCAATCATCTGTGTTCTCTTAAGGGCGTTAATTTCTTTTGTAAGTTCAAGCTTTTCATTTACTGCGGCATTGAGCTGCTCTTCTAATTCAGAAGACTTAGCATTTGCTGCAGCAACTAAATCAAGCTTTTCGTCATCAACGGCAATGTTATGCTCTTCAAAAAGACCCTTAAGGCCTTTAAGTAAGCTCTCTGCCATTTCAACTTTGATAGCTGATTCAATAGCTACTTCATTCTGCTTGACCCACTCTTCTGCAGCATATGTGACGTAGGTGTCAACTTTGCTTGTGAGTGACTGCTCAAGCTCTTCTGTAGCAGCGGCAAGCTTAGCTTCGTAATCTTCTTTAATCTTAGCAACTTCTTCAGCAACTTTAGCTGATACAGCAGCAGTAAAGACAGTCTCGGCTTTTTCCTTGAATTCTGCGGAAAGCTCTTCGCTACCAAAGATCTCTTCGATCTCTTCTTTCATACCTTTAGTATCGAGTTTAGGCATAGCCTTATCACCCTGATCTTTATCAGCTTTACGCTTATTGCTCTTGGTGGCAACAGGGCCTGGGACCTCTGCATTTACACCGAAGCTAGCTTTAAATTCGTCTAGCTGTTCGTTTTTATCTGTCATTGTAAGACTCCTGTGAAATCTACTTTCCTATGGATATTTATATATTTTTTATTTTAGCGAAGATAAAAATCTTTTAAAGAATTCTACTTTACGTTCCTGTAACTCTTTATTTGATTTAATACCAACTTCTTTAGTTTGTTCAACTACTTGTTTGGCAACCCAGCTATTTCTAGATGCGTCGAATATCCACTCTAAATCTTCCATTACACCTCTAACATAAGCTTCGGGAGCAGATGGATCAGCAACAATATCGGCAGCTGTAGCTAAAGTAAAATCGCTTTGTACTTCCATTATACCTTGTTTATTAGGCTTTAAAGTTCCTAAACCTCTTGAAGAAGCTCCAAGTTGAGCGCCCTCTTTCATTAAATTCTTAACTATATTACCATACGGTGTATCCATAATTTTGGCACGGCCAATATAATTATTCCCTTCTTTCTTTAAAGACGTAATTAAATGTGACACTCTTTCTAAATTAATTGTAGGTCCAGCCGGGTGACCAAGCTCACCGTATGCACGTTTCTTTTCAACGTTTTCTTTCATATAGCGTTCTACTTCTTTTTCTAGAACACTTACTGGGTATATTCTACCATTACGGTTTTCAATATTACCTTGCATGAATACGCCTTCTATGAAGTACTGCTTTTCTTCACCTTCTTTTCCTTCGGTGATTAATTTTACTTCTTCTGTAATTTCTGTCATTAACTTCATAGTAGCTTTTCCTTATAGATATGCAACTGATACTGCTTTTACTGTACCACCAGTAGCAGCTAATGTGTCGGTAGGTCTTTTTGCAACGTAAACAACAGATTCATCTGTACCAATATAACCTAAAGTAAATGTGGCAATAGTAGCAGCATTAGCATCCGCTACTGTAATAGTAGAGACTGTTGATGTGTTTGAATTAAGACATCTTACTAAAGTACCATTACTTACTGTGTTAGCAGCTGTAAGAGCTATTTCAGTAGAAAGAAATTTAGTAGGATTGGCCACTTACTCTTCCCTCATGCTAATTGCAAAGTCAACCATACGTAAAAAAGACTCTTCGTCTCTCTGTAAAGAATCTACAAATGTCTTTTTATTTTCTGGGCTTAAATCTTCTAACACACTTACAATTGACTCTGCAGTTTCTGGATCTACTTCTATTTCGGTGCCGTCGTTTAATTTAACAAACTGTTCTTTTTTTGTAAGAGAAATATTTGTTATATCTTCTACAACGCTTTCGTTAAATGTTTCATCGTCTTCGGAGAGAATGTTAGCAATTTCTTCAACAGCTGATTGATACTCATGTTCCTCGTACATATCTTCTTGATCTTGGGCAGAAGTATCAGCTGCTCTTGACTTATCTTTTTTAGCCTTACGAGCGTTTAAAACAACATCAGTATCTTTTGCAGGGTACTCTGTATCCTGCACTTCATGCTTATCTTTAAAACGCTTTTCGTCACCAGCCTTTGGCTGGGCAACTTCGCCTAGAATGTCTTTTAAAAACTTAGCCATTTATTCTTCCTCTGACTCTTCATCGTGTATTTCTTCTAGATCAGTATCGTCTAAAAGATCATCTTCAGATTCATCTTCGTCTGATAAAACAGAATCTAATTCTTCATCACTAATATCATCTAAATTAAGTTCGTCTTCTTGCTGAGGTGATACTTGTGCACCATACTGTGCTGCAATAGTATCTCTCTTACCGGCAATAATGTCAGCAGCTTTCTGAACAATTACATTATCAAAGGCTTTCTGAACCAGCACTGGTTTTTCGCCTATAGCATTTTTAATAATATCTTCAAGTTTGTATTCAGGGACTGACATAAAATATATTCTCCTTATATTTATTATTTATTAATACTCTAACCATTAGAATTACTAGGTTCTTCGGGAGGTGTGGGGTATTGACCTGGAATCATTGGATTATCCTGGTATTCACCTTTAGATCTTTCTTGTTCCATTTCAGTATCAAGCTCATCTATTTCTTGATCTGTAAATCTTAATACATTTTTCTGTATCCATTTTCTAGTAAAGTATTTACCTTCGAAAGGAGCCATCTCAGTTAACGTTTGTAATCTATTTTTTAATATTTCGCCATTTTTTAATTCGGTAAAATGATTATCGTTATTAAAGTCATATCCTATAAAATTTCTAAATTGCTGCCATTCTTCTAAGGTCATGACGCCTTTTAGTACTAATTGTTTTTCTAATGCACGATCTAAAATTTGACTAAATCGCATTCTTAAACGACCAACAAACCTATTAAATTTTAATTCGTCTCTTGAAATTTCTGTTGCCCTTCCTAAGGTAAACCCACCCTCTGGCTCCAGTCTAGAAATAGGAACGTTTAATGATCTATAAAGCTTCTTTTTAAAGTACTCAACGTCTTCCATCTCCCCTAAATTTGATCCGCCTGGTAGTGTGGTTATTTCAGTACCGCGACCGCCCTCTCTTCTTGGGAGCCAGAAATCTTCCAACATAGTCATAAATTTACGATCATCACGAATAGATCCGTCAGCAGCATCGTACACTAATCTGTTTTTATGTTTGGTCATCATATCAGCCAAATATTGTTCAGCTTTGGCTTTAGGAAGATTACCCACGTCAATATAAAATATTCTTCTTTCTGGAGCTCTTGAAATACGATATATTACTGATGCATCTTCAAGAACTTGTAATTGATTAAGAGGTTTAATTGCTTTATGTAAATGGCTTAAAACCATTTTATTGTTTTCATCTGTCAGACCGGAAGTAATATGTATAACAGAATCTTTAGATATCTTTAACCCGCCAGTACCGACAGGTACAGGGTCAGGCATAGCGGTTGATTTTGAATTAAATCCTTTGTCATTGTAAATATAGAATTCATTTTTTATTCTGGTTACAACAGTATTGCCTTGCTTAACTTTTTCTAACTCTCTTACTTTTCTTATTTTGCGAGGATCAATATAACGCAACTCTACAATACCTTCACCAGGAGAAGTATCGTTAATCATTACGTGAAAATAAATTCTACCGTCTACGTACCATTTACGGAAAAGATCAAAAGCGTATTCGTTCAACCCTAATAATCTATAGACGTTATCAAATTCTGCTCTAATTGCATCCTTAACTCTTTTAGTAGCGTCTAGTCTATCTAAATTAATTTTTATTACGTCTACTTGTGGGTCATTTACTATTGCTTCATTGACTATGTCATCAATAGCTACTTCAACCTCGGGTTGTAAAGCCATTTTACGATAACGAGTAACTAACTCCGCTTCGTTTTTTGCAGTGCCTTCTAGATCAACGTACTGACCATAAGAACCACCAGCGGCTGCAATATTAATTGCACCGTCATCAGTGGGTGGTTGGGTAAAAGAAACGGGCTGCTGGGCTCGAGATTCTTTTCTTTTAATTTCGAAGCCAAAAATTTCTGCCATCGTAGTTCCTCATAAATTAAAAAATGTCGGGGGAATAATCCCCCGACTGTCAAGATATTTAGGCAGTACCGGCATCAAGTACCAGCAGTACCAGTAGCTCCGCTAACTGTCCAATAATCATACTGGAATGTGCATTGGAACTCTTGTACCTGGTCTGTTGATTCCCAGTTTAGTTCAATTTCATTTAACTCTACAGGAAAAACACCAACAAACTTATATTCTCTAATTGGTGTGCCTGTCTTTGAGTACTGTGTTACCGTTGCATCCTGTTTATATTCACTAGGAGCTGCCGATCCAAAGCCTCTTAGATTAGTAACATGACTATTAATTTCATTCATCCATTCTTCTAATGAATTACGAATTAAGAAATCTTCGTCGTTAATTACTGTTACTGTCCATGGAGCAAATGTTCTATCACCAGCAATTTTAAATTTGCGGCCATAGTAAGGTATTTCCACTGTCCCTAAAGTCGAGGCAGGTAGCTGAGCTGCCTTTATTAGGAACGGGACTTTAATATCACCTGCACCCTGGACAGGGTTATTAAACCTGACCTGGAATAACGAATTTCTTGCCCCACCTAAGGTGAGTTGGGATCTAATTTCGTTTACGTTAAAAGCCATTTTTTATCTCCTGTTCCTTAGAACTTACCTACGACTTCTGAGAACTCAACACCTGTTCTAACTGCAACGAAGTTGAGCTGGATAAAGTTAATTGAGCGAGCCGGCTTAATGTATATATCACCAATAAACTCGTTTCTATCAATTACTTCGCCGGTATTGTTTGACTCATCGCATACTACGCGGAAGTCATAGATACCTCTTCGGCCTTGTACGTCGCGTAAGAACGGCTCAACCAAGCTTACGAACTGAGCACGTGTAAATTCATCATTGAATTCAAACAATGTAAATTTAGCAGCAGTGCTAATTGCTTTCTCTAGAACAATGAACAATCTGCGAACATTAATTCTATCGAATGCTGATGGCTTGGCTAGAAGTGTCTTATCACCGTATAGAATTGTCCCTTGACCGGGGAAAGCAACTACCGGGTTAACACCGGCCTTGTAAAGAACATCTCTGTATGCCTTGCGAGGGTTATAAGCGAGCTTAACAACGTTTTTAATCTGACCTCTATTGAAACCGCCAGGTGAGAACCATGGGTCTCTAAGGTCATCTGTTCTTACTACTAGACCAGCAACGTCACCGTTGAGCGGAATCCAGCGGTAAAGGTCGTTATATTTGTCGTACTGATACTTGTAACCACTGTCAAGTACTGCGTAGGATGTAGAACGACAAGCGTTTCTAAACTCTACAATCTTGTCAGCAGCATCTGGCTCATTAACTACGTCGGCCTTTTCCGGTGAACCGAAAGCTACGCAATCTTTTCTTACTTCACAAATGTTATCAATAATATAGTTGAAAAGATTTTCGCCATGGGTGCCGCCATTAGCACGACCTGTTAATATTAAGCTTACATCAACGTCTGCCGGGTCAGAGAATAAATCATAACCTTTAGCAAGATCTGCTAAGGTTATAGAAGTTTCAGATGCACCGTCGCCACCATTGACTAATGAATATGTCTTTGGAAGCGCTGAAGCAAGAGCTGTTGAAGCAGATGCAGTGGTTGAAGAAGAAGGTAGGTTAGGTAAGTAAATGTAATTAGAAGTATCATTTATTACATCTGCATAATAGTTAGAAGACCCATCTTCTGTCTTAGCATCCGTTGCTCTTGACATTGAATCCCATTTTTCTAGGATCTGGCCAGGTACGCCCGTTATTGCACCATCTTCATCGACAACTATGACATGCAATTCGTCGCCTACACCTCCACGGGCTGCAACATAATTAGTAGTAGTAGGAGCACTATCAAATGTGTCCCAGTACTTCCAAAGTCTGTCTAATGTTGCAGTTCTAAAATCCTGTGATAGGGTATATCTTGTCTTGAAAGAAATTTGTCTAGTAACTCTGGGTATACTTGTAGACACTGTATAAGCATCTGCTGTATTAGAAGCAATAGCAGAAATCTCTAAATATTGCTCACCGATTGATGAGTTACCTACTTTAATAACGTCGCCAACTTGCATTCTAGCCATTACATCGTCGAGCTCGTCTGTAAGAGTGGTATTAGAAACTCCTGAACCACTTGCTACAAGAACTACGTTAGCTGTATTAGAACCAACAACAAATGAAATGCCTGTGTTAACTGTAGAGTTACCTGCATCTAAGTTGGATGAAACGTTTGCATACAAGGTGTTGGAACCTTGTAATAAAACAACCGTGTTAGAAAAAGCTTCGTCTGAATCGCAGATTTCTACTCTTAAACTGTTACCAAGTGCGCCAGGATATCTGGCAACTACTTTAGCAGTGGTAGAAGTATAGTCTCCGTCATTGAAAGCGTCTTCGTTTTTAATTGTTGTGTTTGCTGTGCCTGTTTCTGCTGCGTTATTAGCAGTGGAAGAAACCACGCGAGCAACATAAAGTTTGTTACCGTATGCGAGGAAATTGGCTGCGGTGAAGAACGTCTCGGCGTTATCATTGGTTGGTTTGCCAAATCGGGCAGCTAAAGTAACTTCGCTATCTACTAGTACACGCTGCTCAACTGGACCCCATTTGAAAACACCGGCGATTGCACCTTCAGTACTGGATACGGCTGGGACAACTGTAGTAAGGTCGATCTCACTTACATTTACACCAGGGCTGACTTGAAATCCCATGTTATCTCTCCTTTAATGATGTCAATAAGATGACTTATCTGTGATTATTTATGTTTTTACGGGGCTAGAAAACTCGCTCGCCAGACTCCCAGTCAACGATTTCATATGGAAGATTGTCAGGATCTAACTCTCTACCATCATTTATAAACCCGAAAGGTGTTAAATCTTCCTCAACTATATGGGATTGCTGTGCTTGCAATTCCTTTCTAATATTAGAATTAGTAATTTCTTTCCAGTATTCTTGTTCTGATAACCAGCCAAATAAAACAAGGCACATTACTAAATCGTCATGCTTGCCTTCTTCTGCTTGATAACTATCCCCGCGCTGTACGAAACTAGTCAACTCTTCTAAGATTTTATAATCGTTTATTGTTAGTTGATTATTTTCTATTAGCGTCTTTAAATTTAGGCAACCTACCCTTTTGACTTGTTTCGTAGTTCTGACACCTAGATATTGGCCTGAAGGCCCGAATCCAGAAGATAGCACCTGCCCGGCGCGCCCTCTAGCAGACGACATTAATATATTTTCTACTTCTAATTCTCTATGTAAAGAATTTACTACTGAGCCCCCAATGTCATTGGATTCTACTAGAATATAAGCATTGTTGTATTGCTTGGCAAACCCTGCTATTACTTCAGGGTATACCATGGGAGAGATAGTATTGTTTTGATATACGCAAACTACTTTAAAAGGAAACTCAGACACATCTAAAACTGATATAGCTGAATAATCATTTTCAACTCC